TAGATGTAGCTCTACCCCACATAAGGCCTGTACGTTCCATACGTTCAGACCTTTGCCATGGGAACTCCACCTCCACGCCTGCTTTTTGCAACTTTTGAGTTAATGAAATACCACTACTGGAATTAATCCACTGCCCACGCCTCCACAAAGAGGCGGCGGTGTGATAGTCACTACCGGCAGGAATCAATTGATACCCAAAAGAAGCTGTTTGCGGGGAATTAGTCAAACCGATAGCCAACGTACTATATATGTTCGAAGTACGAGGCCCACCCCATGGCACCACTTTTAAACGTGTAGAACCTTTCCAACCAGCAAAAGCTGGCATGAAATAATGCATAAAAGTAGTGCCGGTAGCATTGAAATCGTAGGCTTGAGTAGAAGTACCTTCTCTGCCTAACACATCCACCACATTTCTATTTCCTGGTAAACCAAAATTGGTCGGTCCAAAAAACCCTATGAACTGCCATAATATAACACGTAATCGTACGTATTTGTCTGCGGCTAAATTGGGGTTGGAATAAGAAAAAGTGTGAGAAAACCGCTTAACTAAGGTCCTTATAGAACCTATCGTTTCACCCATAAATATTGGTGATAATTCCGGTATAGTTGGTGTAGTGTACATTGCTGCGATTTCATCGCCACCTTGCGGTTCGTCAACCGTGGTCATCTCGGCCACACCTTCAACTCCTGATTGTAATTCAAATGTCTGCGTGGACAAATTTTGGATCCTCTCACCAGAGGCTTTCCCAAATTCGAAATCATCACACATCGACACATAAACTTGACAATATATATCATTGACAGGAAGCGGTCCCGGATAAACCACGGGATCCAACACCGATACCATCAGGTAACCATTGCATACATCGGTTTGCCAACCTGTGGTTGTCGGAGTGACGTTTGGACCAGTCGCGTCTTTGATGTTCAACCAATTCGACGACGTCCCCAAACCCGTGGGCGCCACATTGGGCACCCTCAAATAAGGTTTTCCTTTAGCCCAACCCACACACACTGAAAAATCATTTTTATCAGCTAGATCTACAATGTGAGTAGTTTGAGTTTGGGACTGCGTCAAATAGGTGGACCCACTAACAGACCCATTTGCTAAATTGTACATAGATAAGGCTTTAGTTTGATCCGGTTCGAATCTAAATGCAACACGACCTCTATGAAAATTGGTCGTGTTGAACACGAATCTAAACTTAATTGAGCCTCTCCAGTACACAAATGCCCTTGCTATGGCTGCACTAGCAGTCAAAGTATAGGCATTGTCCCTGCCCTGCTCACTAAAAAAGTAATAAGAAGGCATGACAGGAAAAATAGCTAACAATCTATCAGCGGACGTTGCTTTCGGAATAGTCATATTACCTATAAAAGACGGTATTGTAACTATCCGAGAAAAAGCCATGTCATCTTGGCCATCCAATCCTACAGTTCTAGGATCTATGGATGTTTCTTGACGCCCATCCAAAGCTAACACAACTGATTGATCTTTAGTGTTAGAATTGGTAAGATTCCCAACAAATTCTGGGGCCATCTTTTCGGAGTCAATTAAATTCCTAGGCCTGGAATAGCCAAATATACTTGCCACATCGGCCACAGCGCTAGCACCCATCTGGGTAGCTTTTGCGTACGGCCCTATTACTGGAGCAGAAGATAATGTGCCTGCTTTCCTGGCTACATCTGTAGCAACTTTAGACACTAACCCACCTTCCGTTCCAGATTGCTGAACATATGTAGCAACCTTCATTTGAACATCTTCAAACCATGCGTAAACTCTTATAGTAGCTACTGCGTCAGCTCCACTTAAATAATTAACTAGCGGAGCCAAACTCGTTATTGTGAGTTCACCCAAAGGTTGAAGTGATGTATCTACCTTATTTAATTCTATGTAGTCATGCTCAAAGAAGAATGGTGCAACTAAATCTCCACCTTGTGATTGTGTAGGATTCAAAAATACGTGCATTCGCTGAGAACTAAATAAATTCTGCAACGTAGGCGAAGCCGATGTGGTACGCAAAAAATCCTCGTCACCCAAAACGGGTCTATACGAAGCTATCGCTCTACCGGCAAAATAAGAACTGCCTGTGCACGTTATACGAACATGCAACTTAGCTCTAAATAAATCATACCCTTGGGTCTTTGACTTAACAGAAGCTTTCCTAAGTAACTCTTTCCATGGATTAATCTGATAGTAAAAATTACTGCTACCAGGTTCCCACAACTCTGTACCAATAATAACAGGTCGAGCTAAGAAAGACATAATATCCGTATTAATTGAATCAACTAAATCACTGGTTGAATCTGGTCGCGACGCGACTGTCGTAGTAAAACCTCCTGTAACGGAGTCAAACCCTACAACTGTTTCCTGGTTTGAAGCTGGGGTGGTACTTACGGAGACGTTCCCTGACTGTTCTTGCAGCATTTCCGCCGCATAGAACACAGGTTCTCTAACGTCAAAAGATTCGTAAGTATGGCATTCCACCTTTGCTCTAATTGGTTTTCCTTTGAGACAATCGGACTGTCTCCCATCCCCCACCATGTATCTGGGTGGGCCAGGTGTCGCTTTTGACTTCGTGCTCGACGTGCACCTATTAATGAAAGGAAAAGGGTTGTGCGTGACGTGCTCTAACGGTTTAAATGTCTTTGGGTTGTCTCCCAGGGTGAGTTTTATCGCGGCATCCCAAGCCGACATGCTCTTTACGAGCGCCTGTCCTGTTGTTCGTATCTTGGACCTGTGAACATATTCATTTGAACCAACATCTCTTCCATGTACAAACAAGAATACAACTCGAAATTATGAACCTGCAAAACACGCATTAACAGCGGACCTGCTATAGGCCACTCCGGCATTGTAGGCCACACACGATCTAGAGGCACACCGAAGTGGCGCAAGCAATAATTTTCAATAGTTCGGTCAATGTGTGACTCGGTTATCAAAGCACCGGCCAACAAAGAATTCATGTCTTCGTCAGGGAGAATACTTTCTTCCTCTCCTGATTGCTGATCATATTCAGTGGTGGCCGGCACGTCCGGAATAAAATAGCCCTTCTTAAGGTTCTCTGTGAACTCATCATATGTGGGTATAGGTTGGAGCATATCATCAATTCCTGCTCTCCTAGCTACTCGCATCAACTGACGAACGCGACTATCGTATGTCGCTCGCCCATGCTGATAGAATTCTCTCGCTGCATTGTTGATAGCATCTGCTGACTGTTGTTCAGGTAACACTGCTTTGGATTTCATGTAGCAATGCAACATTCGAGCAATGGAATCTTCTTCAATGGGACAACGATATCTTTGCAACTTTGTGTCCCAGACAAACGATCTCTTCAACAAAGTTAATGTCTTTTTAGTCATAAACTTAGTATTTAAACCTCTCGTTTTGTCCGGTAAAGTGAATTTAATTCCAATAGTCTCTAAGAACAATGTTTTTGAAACATGATTA